TCAAAAAAGAGAGTCCCTCTGGTGTCGTCAAATCCAGCTCGTTTGCCAGCAACACTGAAAGCTTGGCATGGAAATCCTCCAACCACTGTGTCGAAGTCGGGGAGTTCTTTTTCGTTGATTTTTGTGATGTCTCCATAGTTAGTGTGTCCATTGAAGTTCCTTTCGTAGACTTTAGTTGCGTATTTGTCGATTTCGGAGTAACCAATACAATGAGGTTGTCCTTGGTTAGAGCCCCCGTCAGTGTGTTCATTATCTGGGTCTGCAGTAGCACCGGGATCTTGCTCTGAAAGGGTGTGTAGTCGACCCCCTTTGCCATCGACTCCCTGCGCTGTCGCTTGCCCTCCTCGCTCCGCCTGTACATCAAAAGCCCTAGATATTCCAATTTCAAATCCTCCTATGCCGCTAAATAGGCTTAAATATTTTAATTCTTTACTCATTTGGACTCACTCTCACCATTGAGAGCAAGCACATCGATCTTACTGCAACAAACGGGGCAGACAAGGTGTGGGGTAACTAATGCAGTCTTCCACCTATGTCCTCTTAAAAAACACTTAATATTCCAAAACCTCTCGGTACTCATACCCGGTTTTGTGGTCTTCTTTACCATCTACGCCTCCTTATTTTTAGTTATCCTACGACCCATTTGCTTTGTGTCGTGACTAACAATATAACATGCAATAAGGGTCTAATTGCAAGCACTTTCCATAAAACTAATGCATGTAGCGTACGGCTGCAGGGCAAAGGCACTATTAAGTAATCGATTGAGTCTGGGGTGGTGCTGGGGTCGGTCTGCGTCGGCGGATAATTGGCGGCTCTGGGTCGGAGTCTTCTGGTCCTAGGGGGTCGTCCCCGATCTCAAGTCTGAGGTCGTCAGGGTAGGGACAATATAGATATCCGTCATGCTCTATATGGTCACAATGTCGGGGAAAATTCATAAGCCCATTCTATCATAAAAGGTGTGAGGTTAAGTCGATTAAACACTAAAAGTGGGAAAACTGCGGGTAACCCACTAACGAAGCAAGATCAGTGTTCCAAAACCTCACTGATGAAGTATAACACATGGTTATAACATATAATTAGTGTTTGTCAAAAAGGGTAAAAATCTAAAATCTGGCGGGTGGGAGGTAATATAGGGGACAGCCGGGACCCCGACCACCCACCCCCCCGCCCCCTATTGAGGGGGTACCCCACCCCCTTGCACGCCCTACCCACCCCACCCCCGGGGCCGCGACATATATATACACCCACCCATTGACACAGATTGATATATCCGAAATGCAGTAACAGGGGTCAGATACCATTCTATGTCGCACAATGTATCTTGTACGACCTGCGTTAACAGGGGTAGCCACCATGTCGCAATACAATCATGGCATAATATGTATGAAAATCTGTAGACACTTACGGTCTTAGTTTTAAATAAAAAAGAGTGTATATACATATATATGTTTTTTATTAATAGTGACACCGTAAGTGTCTACAAACGAAACAGGGGTATCTTATACGATTTGAGTACAACCACACACCCCAGTTAAAAACCCCAATCCCAACTGTTGTAAGAATTACTAATTTGTAGACACTTACAAGTGTCCGCAAAATCCCCCTCACAATATTAAACATAAAAAAGTATTGACAAACATGACCCAGCCATGTATTCTGGTTATGTCAGCAAGCAACAAACACTGACGACAAGCACCTAACAGTTCAAGCCCCTAGCACCAACGGAACACTAACCGTTACAAAACAACCATAGTAACGCTACAGGCTCGACAACTAGGACAGAATCACCTTAACAAACAGAACTACCACGACACAACCAATAACAGAATCTTTGCTTGTGGTGTAGTTCTCATCGATCTAATACAACACTGGCAATATAAGTACAGATGCCGAGGCTATAACTGCTTATGTATAAACATAGAATAATACAGCTTGTGTTGTCATTGTTGTATTAGATTTAAATCATGTAGCTGTTGCAAAGCATAGAGGCGAGAGAGATAATTTTGCTGTTTATACCTCTTAAGATACCATTAGAACCTTATGCCAACAGCCGTGCTTTGCACTAGCTACATGATAAGTTCGGCACAACGACCTGCGAGTCTCGGTGCGGAACAGTAGTAGCGAGTAAGGCGGAGGCCATTTTATCCCCCCTGATGAGTGGTCTCCACCCTGCTCGCTACTAGATAAATTCATTGATAATATGAGGGTCAACGGTGCCCACCCCCGGTGGCTCTCATGTTGTCAATGACAACAATTAATAAAATAATATGAAAGGCTTACTTCAATATGAAAGTAACAAACATAACCAACAGCAACGGAAATAAAGTTGCGAACCAGTTCATTATTCAATCGAAAGACGAAGAAATATTTCAAAGCTATGAAACACCAATAGCAAAATGGAAAGGGGGCGAGATAACTATTAGCCAGCACTACAATTACAGCAGAACCACTGCAAAGTATTTTAGACACTGGATGCGAAGCAATGGCTTCAACGATACAGAAATTGACAGCTTGAGAAAACTATTAGCGAATGCCAGTTTTGGAGCTAATTTCATAGAGCTATTAGGCCGGAGAGTAAATATTAAATATGTAGAACGGGTATAGAAATGACAATTAGAGAGATAAAATATATCTTAAACACTTACTTCCCAGAAGCAAAGACTCGAGCCAGCAAGTTTGGCGGAGTCTTTTTCTACACTGGAGTAAGTAGCTACTACATTAACCCTGGCGACACTATATTAGAGGTGATTGATACGCTCACAATAGCAAATGAAGAATTAAAATTAAGGAGTAATTGAAATGAATAACACACTTACAACCGACAAAGTGCGTTGCAATAATTGCATGTTAGTAATGAACCAGTATGTAGTAGATTGTAGCAATTGCCGAACAGAGCAATACTTAATGCAACCGTTCATGCAGAGTAAATCAGATATAGATAGCTACAGCTTAGACCTAGTAAAGATTAAGGAATAATTAAATATGAACCCATATATACACAATTCTTTAAACAGAGCTATTGATTGGCTCGAAAGTGAATACCCAGACGATGACGACATGCCAACCTATATATACGAAGCAAAGCAAGAGCTACTACATATACACACACTAAAAGAACAGGAGCAACTAACATGTACACAATAAGAGAAACACACGCTAAAAACTATCAACTATTAATTGATGACGGCTGGACTGTTACCAATTACATTAACACAATTAACAAGCAAGTTCTTTACGCTCATAAAGGCAGCGAAAAGATTGAGATTAGTGTCTAATAGATAGGAGTAATTAAGGTTAAATAGTAAGGAGAATTAAACAATGAGCATAAATTTCGACAACCCAACACAAAGAGAGCGCTTAAAAATGGATTTGCTGGAAGTTCTACCCGAGCAAATAGCCCCAGGAGTAGATTCCCGGGATTATGTGATTGAGGACCTATTTAATCACATTGACGAACTCGAAAAAACAGCATCAGATTTTGAAGACACTACAGACGACATGAGAGCAGCGCTTGACGATGCCGAGTATAGAGAAGACGAGTTAAATGACGAGATTGAAAGATTAACGGCCGAGTTAAGCGGAGCCGAGAACATAATAGAGGAGTTACAAGGCAAAATAAAAGAATTGCAAGCCTAGTAATTTCGTGGGTGATAGCCAGTGCTTTTCTTTCGCATTTTTGTACGGCTAATCTATAAAAGACAGCAATTTAGAAACTCTTGCGCCCACTCGACTTAAATTAATCAAAGGAGAATATGACAACTAGAGAAAAACTAATAATAACACTAGTCTCGTTGGTAGTATCTATCATCGTTCTAGTGGCGTTGACAGGCGGAGGCCAGAAACCCTCAACATCGTTTGACTGTTTCGAGGACGAATACAAGGCCATCGACATTAACGGAGACAGCGCCTGTATACATCACGAAGTAGTAGACGAGACAGTCAACGAGCCAGAAGTAGCGCCCCCAACTGTAGACGACCTTGAGGCAGACATATTTGAAGACATTAACGAGATAAGAGCAGAGCGAGGGCTTGAGGCTGTAGTATATAATTCAATACTAGAGCAATCAGCAGACTTAAAAGCTTTGGACCATATCGAGTTTGACTATTGGGCACATAACAACCCCAACGGCACAACCTGGTATTCATTCCCTAGGAATTTAGGCTGGGGTAAAGATGTTTCAGAGAATTTGGCTTGGGACTTTGACAGCGTTGACGATGTAGTCCCACAGTGGGAGTTAAGCCCTAGCCATGCGGAAAATATGTTTAACCCCAACCATGAGACCATTGGAATTTCTGTAATGCCTTTCAGAGGTGATTATATTTATGTAACACACTACGGGGGTAAATAAATGGAAGAAGAAACTTTCATCTGTCACAGATGTAACAGGAGCTTATGGACCCAGTTCATATTGGACAAGCACCTAGAACACTGTGAAGCTGTAAGAATTGTCCCGAGGTCACCAATTAAAGTAAAAGGAAAGGAAACACCACCCTTGAGTAACAATATCAACTTAAAACTAGCTAGAGAGGCATTGGCAAAGGCAGATAAGCTGCACGACTCTGACACTATCAATATAGAGATTAACAAAGCTATGGCCCACGCTTTAATAGCACTAGTAGAAAGACTATTAGAGGACGACAACGATGAAGAAGATAATTGATAAACTTTTAGGCGAAGACCCTGAAATTGATTTGTTGAGAGTCGAGAACGAACAATATCTTGAAGAATTGACCGAGTTGAAACATAAGTACAACGACTTAGTCGACACTTGCAATATGTATGCAGACATGGCCCGAGGTCATGGCAAGATAATCAAAGTCAAGGACGGCAACAAGAAACCGACCAAAGTTACAGTAACTGCGAAGAAGAAGAAAAAACCAACTAAGAAGAAATAAGGAAAGGAAACCATGATTGAACTATACGACTACCAAAAGAAATATCTGTCAGATTTAGCTCCTAGAGCAATCATGGCAGCAGACACAGGCACAGGCAAAACATTCATGTCTCTAGCCCACTACAAAGAGCACAGCAAGCAACCACTATTGATCTTAGCACCAGCCTCAAAGATAAGAACAGGCGACTGGGAACGCGAGATAACCGAGTATTTCGGAGCAGGTAACGAGCCTGAGTACCAAATATTCAGTTATGAGAAGTTCAGCCGAGACCCAAGCGTAAAGCAATTCAAGGCTGGCGGCCGAGCTATCTGGCACCAGTTTGTTCCTAAGTTTGGTGGCGTACAACATGCTGTTATATGCGATGAGGTACACAGAGCCAAGAACCCACAGTCAGGCATAGGCAAGCGAGTATTCGCAGCCACTAAAGATGCAGACTTCTTTATAGGTCTATCAGCGACACCATTGCCGAACGGCTGGATTGATTTTGCTAACTACTCCAAAATATTTGGTTTTGTTAAGCACATCACCCACTTTAAAAAGCGATATTGTCAAATCGAGGATTACAAAGGATTCCCCGAGATTGTGGACTACCACAGAAAAGACGAGCTAACTCAACAGTGGCAGTCTATCAGCAAGAAGCTAGACAAAGCAGACGCGCTTGACATGCCAGAACGAACATTCGTTGGCGTTAATTTCAAGCGACCAGCAAAATATGTCAAAACTATCTTGGACAGAAAAAACGATGATGGCGAAGTTTTGGACAGCGCCCCGGCACTAGCCCACGCCCTACGCCAGACACTTACCAGCCCGAAACTTTCTTACTTACAAGATCTTCTTGTCGGAACGACTGAAAATGTTGTTATATTCTACAACTATGTTTCAGAGCGTGAAGAAATATTGAAGATGTTAGCTAAAAAAGACTTGAAAGACAAAGTGGTTTTTAGAATGGACGGCGAGAAGCACGAGCTACCAAAGAAAGAAGATTGGGCAGGAGTTAAAAACTCTGTCACTCTTTCACACTATAGGTCAGGCTCTACTGGCGTTGAAATGACTTATGCAACACAGGTTGTATATTTTAGCCCAACATATTCATTCGCGGATTACTTGCAGTCGATTGGCCGAGTCTACCGGAATGGTCAAAAGGAAAAAACAACTTTTTACAATTTCAGGACACCAAGTTCGATAGAGGCAGAAATCTACGAAACGCTAAGAGGCAAGAACGACTTCCAATTAGCACAATGGTTCAACAAGTTAGAACAGGACAATAAATGAATGAAAATATCCAAGTACCAACAGGAGAGTTCCGAAAATATATAGAGGTGGACGGTACTTGGAGACATGTCTATATAGTCAGCACGCATTGGCAGGTTGGTCTGTTTGGCGAAGAAACAAAGATGGTTCAATTCACTCTAACAAAAAAGTCAAAAACAATACACACTGCAGAGAGGAGCAAGTTCAAAGACCAGAAACCAAGAAAAGTCGTTGACAAGGCTCAGTAAGGCGTGGTACTATTAAATCATAAACAAGCAAAGGGTTTACAAATGGAAAAATTGACGATTAAGTCTCTTAAAGAGATGGAAGCTGGTAGTATAATAGACACTGGATTAGTGCTAGATAGCGCAGAGGGAATCAATGTCGATAATACTGGCAAAATGCTCAGGTGGGTCGCCTGTCGTGGTGAAATACATGACTGGTGTATATATGTGCATTTTGCAGACAAGGACGAAAAGTTTGTCCGAGAAAGTGGCAATAAACTTAGAGGCGTTCCAAATATCAGAAAGTTAGTTGACTGCGATGATGAAGCGCTAGATATGTATAGGCGATAAATGACCCAGGACAAAGCAATAGAAATGATGTTGGACGGCAAGAGTTTATTCTTGACTGGTGAACCAGGTGCAGGGAAAACTTATACATTAACAAAGTTTATCAAGCACTCGCGGGACCTTGGCAAGAGACTGGCTATTACTGCATCTACTGGGATTGCAGCCAGTCACATAGACGGCATTACTGTGCACTCTTGGAGTGGCCTTGGTATAAAAACCAGTATAAAGGACCATGAGCTTGATACTATGAGCTACAAGCCTTATATAGCAGATAAATACCGGCGATGTGATATCTTGATTATTGATGAGATATCCATGTTGCCGGGTTACTATCTCGACATGATAGACAGGGCAGCTCGTATGATAAGAAGAAACGATAAGCCGTTCGGCGGGCTCCAAGTTATTCTTGTCGGTGACCTGTTCCAGCTCCCCCCAGTGTCGCAAAATGATGACCCAAGCTTTTCTCACGAGAGCGAGGCATGGAAGTCGTTAGACCTTGAAGTTGCCTATTTGACAGAGCAACACAGGCAAGGTGCAGACGATAAGCTACTTGGGTTGCTGCAGTCAATGAGAGAGGGAGACTTTTCGGACGATGAGATACAGACACTTGAGACCAGGGTTGGTCAGTCCCCTCCGGAAGAAATCACCCGACTGTATACCCACAATAAAGATGTCGACCAAATGAATCACCAAAAGCTAGAAGCTTTAGGCACTCCTATCAAGTCTTACAGAATGACTGAGAGTGGTGACGGTTACAGGGTCAAGGCTATGAAAAGGGGTATATTAGCCCCAGATATTTTGTACCTAGCTGTTGGTGCTGAGGTGATGTTTGTGGCCAATAACTGGGAAGAGGGTTTTGTGAATGGGACTAGAGGTAGAATAACCGGATTTGACGGCAATGTACCTCTAGTAGTGACTGACGATGGCAAGAAAATCCATGTCGTAGAACACTCTTGGAAATCTTACGATGAGCAAGGACAGGTGGTAATAGCAGAAGTTAAGCAATATCCTTTGAGACTTGCCTGGGCTGTAACAGTTCACAAGTCGCAGGGGATGAGCTTAGACTCTGCAGAGGTCGACCTTAGCAAAGCTTTTACCCCGGGCATGGGCTATGTAGCCCTGAGTCGGGTTAGGAGCTTGGATGGGCTGTTCCTTGTGGGGCTTGGGGGTGAGGCGTTCAGAATGGACGAAAACATCCGAGAGTTCGATAAAAAACTAAGATCAGGAAGGAGTAAATAATGCCTGAGGACAAATTAATAAACAGAACATTCACCCTGCCAAAGTCGCAAGACGACTGGCTGAATGATTTCATGGACGAGAAAGATCTGACTAGAAGCCAGATTATCCGCGCCATGATTAGGGACAAGATGAATGAGAAAGTGGAGGTCAAAAATGGCTAATCTAGTATTAGTAATTTCTGCGAGTGGTACTGGTAAATCTAGTTCACTGCGGAATTTAAACAAGAAAGAAGCAGCAGTAGTTTTGTGCAGTGGTAAGGATTTACCATTCAAGCATGACTTGAGTACTATAGTACCTAAAACCTACATTGATGTGTTCAATGTCATTGAAAAAAGTAAAAAGCCTATTATAGTTATTGATGATATCAACTACATGATGAGCTTTGAGGAAATGAACAGGGTTGGTGAAACTGGTTATGCCAAGTTTACACAAATGGCCGGTAACATGTTCCAAGTTTTCAAACGCATAATCGACAAAGATAGTGACCAGACCTTTTACCTGTTAGCTCACGCTTCGGAAGAAGAGGACGGCAAACTAAGGTTTAAGACTACTGGCAAAATGCTGTCAGAGAAGATTGTGCTTGAGGGTCTGACTAACATAGTGATTACAAACGAAATTGTAGATGATGAGTTTGTGTTCAGAGTCAGAACCGATGGCAAAGGTGTTAAATCACCAATGGGAATGTTTGATAAGGCGACAATACCTAACGACATAAAATTGGTAGATGACGCAATCAAAAAGTTCCAAGGTAGTAAACAATAATTAACAATATGGACTGCTATGGGTGGTCGGTTGAGGTATAGAACTCCTTAAGAAAGTTTTATACCAAGATCCCAGCCAGTAGACAAACCAGCCAATAATGGTGATAGAATTCGCGCTTAGGCAAGGAAAAATCAGATCGAAGCCGACCCCTGATAGCAGTCCATATAAATAAAGTAAATTAACAAATTAGTAAAGCTGTTGCAGGTGAGTAACTGACTTAACTAGTCAGCGCTACGCTAGTTGGGCAACCATGACGGTGGCAGCCAACGCGCACTCCAGCCGGTCTGGATATTAAAAATACGCCACTTAAAAACGCTAGTCACTTGCACTGGCTTTACTAATTAAATAAGATAAGGAGACAATTATGTCAAAAGTAGCAGATGTAAGTTTTAGTGACGAAGAAAAAGAAGAGATGGGCGGAGCGTATTTTGAATTAGGGATACACAAGGTTAAAGTCCTTTCAGTAGAATTTGACCAGACAGAGGGTGATGACCCTAGAGTCTTCGCAGAATTCGTAGTAGTAGACCCAGACAATATCGAAAAAGAGGGCAAAGCTCGTCTATGGTTCCACACTACAGGCGCTCGTAAATATAGCTTTAACACTATTAAGGGTATGTTCTCGCACAACGCTAAAGAAGAGAACAAAGAAGCTATCTCTAAGAAAGTTGATGCTGTTAAAGGAACTAAAGATCTTGCAAAGCTTTGTGAAGCTCTTATTGAAAAGGAAGTTTGGTATCAAGTCTCAGAAGACCCTAACCGAACCTACACTAAAGATGGCAAAACCTATAATAGCTACAATCGTAATGTGACCGGGTATGAGCCAGCACCAGCAAAAGTTAGTGCCCCAGAAGCAGACTCAGACTCAGCCCCAGCAGCAGCGCCAGCAGAAACAGCAGCCGACGATGTAAACATGGCAGACTTTTAATGAAGTTTAAATACTCGGCAGCCCCGCAGTTGAGCGAAGAGTGGATTGGTCTTGGGATGGGGGTTGTTACAGCAAGCAACCTCTATCGCTGGGAAGCAGTCTCGAAAAAAGATGGAGTTACACCATTAAAAGCTCGAGCTGATTACGAGAAAGAGTTGATGTTCGAGAGACAGTTTAACCAAACATTCTCTAAGTTCGTTAGTGGGGCTATGAGAGACGGGACTGAGTTCGAGGCTTTCGCCCGCAAGGAGTATGAAAGAGTTACAGGGAACACTGTTGAAGAAGTCGGTTGTTGGTACAATGAATTCTTCCGAGCAAGCCCAGATGGTAATGTAAAAGAGCCAAATATCAAGGACCCCCAAGGCCATCTTGAGATTAAGTGGCTTAAAGACACTAACTGGACAGAGGTGCTATTGACCAAAAAGCCTTATGTCTCTAATGGCCAAGCAGATCACTGGAAACAGTGTCAGGGTCAAATGTTCGCTAGTGGCTTAAAGTGGACTGATTATGCAGCTTGTAATGAAACTACTGGCAAAATGATAATCATAAGGGTGTTCCCAGACAAGGAATACTTCAAATCCCTTGAGGCCTCCCTAAAACAACCAATAGTGATGGAAAAATTTGACCTTGATGGGGTACATGAGATAGGGGACCCTATTGCAGAAAAAGATTTAACAGTAGACCCTATCGAAAAGCCAACAATAACAAAAGATGAACTTAAGGATTTCTAAGGAGGAATATGGCAGACAATTCAAAATTCAATAAGAGGACGATGGAGAATATCCACAAGATGTATTTTCTGGTAAGGGAGTACCCTCAAAAGAAAATAACAGACATGAACAAGGAAACTCAAGAGGACAATGGCATCGCCGGACTCTTCCAAACATCGCCAATAGACTTCAATATCGCAGCATGGGGCGCAGTTGAACTAGGTTTAATCGGCATAAATGATGACAAAAGCGTCGAGTTTAAGCCTTTGCCAGTAGGTTTCGAGTGGGAATTTGGCGAACTTGTAAATCACCTTATGGAGATGATCCCTTACGCCATAGGCAAGGTTAACGAGGGCGAAGACGATGTAGAGGAAAACTACCTTGCTAACTGGACTGCGGGATTCCCAGCCCATGATGTAATGATTGCAATGAGAAGACTGATAGAATTAGAGGTTCTCAGTACTTACGATGTTAGCACTCAAAGTGAAGTCAAAGCCAACAGGGCTCAAAAGCGTAAAGGTGCTAAAGATGAGGTCATTGTAGACACCTATACATTCTTCACTTTAGCGGCCAATGCAGACAAGAGATGGGGTGAAAAACAGTTTGCAAACAAAGAAAAGCTCCAAAGTCAAGGTAAATAGTGTATAATGGGGTTGTCTTACTTCGGTTAGACAAACCCATTTGCTTGCAGAGAGCTCCTTTATCGGGGCTCTCTTCTTTTTTGAAAGTAGGATTATGATGTTAAAAGCTAGAAAAATAGAATGGAAAGGCAAGGTCGATGCAGTTTGGGATTATGAATTATTCGTCGGAGTTATAAAAAGCTGGATGAAAAAAGACAAAATCACAAAAGAGCAAGCCCTTGATAAATGGTTTGATATATGAGCGAGGTAGATGAGATTAGAGCCTTGATGGGGGACACCCAGGTAAGTAAAACGGATGAGTATTTCGTGATGGCACAGTGTCTTGTTTGTTATGACTGGACAGAGATTGAGGGCACGCTGGAGATGCATGTCGAGCTGAACGGTTACACCAGGGGTCGGAGCTGTCGTTGCGGAGGGGCGTTCGACATCTCCTCTGTTATAAGTACTCGGAGTTTTAATCCTGATGCGGGGAAAAAGAGAAGACCTACTGGACATAAGCGCAAGCGTTGATGTATAATAGATAAGGTTTCATCCACGCCTAGGCCGACTGTATTGCGAGATCAGTCGGCCTTTATTTTTTAGCAGGTTATGAAGCCCCCAGACCAATGATAGTCTGGGGGCTTTTTTGTTTAGCATGAGACCACGATGAAGTGATTTCATCCCATGCTGGCCTTGTCGGGGCGTACTAGATATGGAGTTGCAGTTGTTCACTGCTCTTTACTCCACCACCTCCTTGGGTGAATCCAAACAGGTTGAGTATGCGCTCCCGGCGTTGGTAGGTGTTTCTTTCTTCCCGGCGATAACGCCGTTCTGATTGAATCTCTACCATGCAGATGTGCGCCTCGCGGACTTCATCTGGGGTGGAGTTGAGATCTTCTGCGACCACAGTGTTGTAGCGCATCAGCGCGTGCAACAAGTCATCGCTATAGGTTTCATACATAACTTCTTCTCCTCTTCCGAGATCGTCTGCGCCTAAGCACAAATTGGTTGTGCCTGTGCAACTGTTTGTTTATGGGTTTCACTAGAACCCCTTTCAATGTGCCAAGGGGATTTCCCTTAACTGCTACTAGTATATACCTGTTTTAGCGTTAGCGCTAATTTGCCCCTTATTTATTAGGGGTGAATCTCCCTCGTATAAAGGAATCAGCAACAATACTTATCGAATATGCTAATCCGGAGAATCTCAAATCTATCTCTTCGCCAGAAGTAACTTTAAACGCAGCAGATAGGCTAGTAACATACTCTTTGCCGGACTCGGACTGGAATCGCCAGTTATCAATAACATCAATCTTCTTAACCCCATCGAGCCAAACACCCCAGCGCATAGAGTCGTCAGAGCCAGTACCACCTGTTATAGATAAAGTACCTGAAATGTCCAGCCACCCATCAGCAGGAGCAGTCCAAAGGTTGTTCGTTAAAGAGAAATTGTCCTCAGTGTCGGATTCTTCTTTAGCTTGCCATGTTATAACATGAGTTCCGTTATCTGATCCAGTCGTTTGAGTCGCAGTCTTTTCTGCAAAGAACATAATATCAGTAACTTTTTCTATTCTATCGTCAATCTCGGTTTGAGTGGCAGTAGATATAGGCTTGGCTAAATCGCTAGTGTTGTCAACATTGCCTAGGCCAACATCAGCTTTTACCAAACTATGCCATTCAGTATCATAATCCGTACCACTGGCTTTTCTTATAACTTGACCAACAAGACCTCCTATAGCTACACCAGCACCGTCAGCACCATCTACCCCGTCAGCTCCTGCTGGACCAGTAGCCCCGTCATTGCCGTCTGTACCATTCGTGCCATCCACTCCATCAGCCCCATCTGCACCATCAACACCATCGTTGCCAGCTACGCCTTGGATACCCTGAATACCTTGTGGCCCAGTATCTCCAGTGTCACCTTTAGGACCAGGAACAGTAGAGTCTGCGCCAGTGGCACCAGTAGACCCCGTAGCACCGGTTGCCCCTGTAGCGCCCGTAGGACCAGTAGGACCAACAGGACCCGGCACAGTCGAATCTGCACCATCATTACCTGTTGCCCCAGTGTCACCCTTAGCTCCAGTAGCTCCAGTCGCACCCGTAGCACCAGTAGCACCCTTTAAAGCACCAGAGACTTCTACTGTTTTTGGTTCGGCTTTTTTTACCTCAATATTAACCTGGCTAGGCTTTGATACAGAGGCAGTTGTCCCCTTTTCAGATGATACTGTTATTTCAGAGGCCATTTAAGACCCTATTTTTAAGTCCGGATACACTACAACATCAAAGAAATCATCATTGCCTGGGAACGATGTTGGGTCACCCGAAACTGGCACAAGTTGGAACTCGCCTAAATAACTGAGTTCTGTTTGGCCGTTAAATATTATGCCGGTCGTTGCAGAACCAGGGAAGACACAGGTATAGCGTTTATACGCTGTATCCACGCCTCTCTTGGTTTTTGTGATGTCTGAGACATCTGCGGATGTAAAAGTGCCTGTAATGACTGCTTTTGAGTTCGTGCCGTCGTCATCGACAGCCGGTTTCGCTATAAACTGTAGGGTGTCGGTAGAGACATAGTCGTCCGCAGCAATATCAAAATAGTGCTCTATTCTGTCGCCTCTCTTGAATTCTATTGTCTTTCCCATAAACCTCCTTAGTTGTTTTTGCCGTTATCTCTAACAGTAGTATTAACACCGACAGCACCAAGTCCGACAAGTATTGAATCAACAATCCCTGCATCGATATCGCTTAGACTACCACCTAACACTGCGCCACCAATTACAGCGACAATAGTCAGAACACTCTTAATGCTCTTATTCCTAGCCTGAGAGCTAGTCGCAGCCAGAGCTGCTCTAATTAATTTATATAGTGAGCCGAAGCCTGATGCTCCTGCTGTTAGTAATGCTATATCAAATCCGTCCATAATACTCCTTTATTTTTTAAATCCGAACGCTATCGCCACTTTGGTCAATAACTCTCTGATCCAACTTATATCTTTCTCGACACTATCTAGTCTATCATCTTGTTTCTTATTTACAGCCTCGACAGCCTCAATGTCTTTATCTTGAGCTACATCTATTTTAGTAGGTGTTGGCTTGGCAACTGGCTTTGGAGCAGTCTTGTTTTGAAAGACAGTCTTACCACTTAGAGTGATTATACCAACTTTACTGCCCAACTTGCCTTTAGCGTTGGCTAAAGTGCTGTATGCGCCAGTCTGCTTACCGCTAACCACTACCTTATAAAGAGGTTTAGCAACAGGTTTCTTATTCTCGAAAACAGTCTTATTGCTCAATGTGATTTTGCCGATAGTCTTACCGAGTTTTTTCTTGGCGTTAGTCAGGGTTGAATATGCGCCAGTCTGCTTGCTATTAACTACAACTTTATACAAAGGCTTAACAGGCTTTTTAAGTTTAGCCAATTCAGCGTCAACCATCTTAACAAACCTAGTCCAGCCGCGCTTTCTAGTTTCCATAGGACAGTTCTTGCCAGTCCAGTGATGATGTTGAACCATTTGCTTAGTAGTCCAGCCTCGCTCGTGTAGAATTGCTGCTGCTCGATGCGCTCCATTTATTTCAGCTTTAGTAAATCTACTACCGCCAGAGAGCGAATAACAGATCTCTAGGCCTATACTGGTATTATTGCCTTTACCATATGAGCCATCCCCAGCGTGAAATGCCATGCGATTATGAGAGATTGAGCGGACATTCTCTATATCGTCTATAGCTTCGTGATAAGCTGTAGCCATGTTATTACTAACCATATAGGCTATTTCGTTTCTTGCACTAGCATCGTTAGATGTGTTGTGGATCGTCAAACTCGTTGGTTTCATGGTCCTCGGACTCTTCCTTGCATATTTGCTCGTAGGAAGCCTGTTTGTTACTACTTTATAAGCCATTATATCTTCTCCTCCTCAATTATTTTAAATTCATTTGAACAAAAGTCTGCTGTTTTAACTTTGTCTCCAATGTCGAATGTGAATTCTTGGCAAAATATGTATGTGCCGGGAGCTTCTGGAGTATTGTCCGGAAATAGGTTTAGCTCAGTACAAGCATCGCCCTGTCTTTCATAACTGATGCCATCTGGCAGTGTTCGCTCCTTAACAGAGACAGATCGTCCATCTATATCTCTGAAATAGTTTCTAATGTTCTCTCTGGCCACTATTCTGACTTTAGGCTCTCTACAAAAAATAAAAGGTATTTTTTCCTCTGTGGTGAACTCTTGATCTCCGCCAATTTCAAGGCTCTTCACATTCAAGAAGTAATTGCCGTTAAAAACATCATAATAGATATTCGTGATAGAAGATTGCACAAGTTGGAATCCCACTACAAATATGACAAAAAATGCCAAACTGTTTAAAAATTGCTTCATTTCTTGCCTCCAAAGACTTTAGTTATATCGAAGTCTGCTGATACACCTACACCAAAAGCACCCATTATCACATACCAGGGGATCTGATCTGTAGCTTCGTGAGTCATAATAGCTAACCCCATTTTAATTATGAATAAAAGAGCTGCGCTCCCAAACCCGATCAACTGTACTGTCCTTTTGGCTAATTTATCTTGTTTTTCTGACATGCCTTATTCCCTCCCTTAATAGTAATCCGGTCAATATACCCATCAGGTAGATTACTATGGTGTTTGTTAGTAGGCTCGCTATGAAACCTGTGGTCGCTACTGCTAATGTTAGTGCTGGTTTTGTTACTGTTTCCATGTTTTATACCCAACCTGTTACATTCGCGACTATAGTGAACTGAACGAAGTCTCCTGATGATAAGTCGGCAGGTTCTACACCTACACTTCTTGCCATTCCGGCGGATGTAGTGTCTATCTGTACAATCCCGTTTCCTCCATCTGAGTAACCACAAGCGAATGACCTGCTTATGGATGCTATCCCCATAGCCGAAAGGTCTAACTGCACTAGGTTGGTGCTACCATCGCCCATTGCTGAACCAATTTCAAAACTGAAAGCAGCAGTCAATGTGCTACCCACAAGATTTATGTTCGCTATTGAGACTGTAGAAACAATAGATTGCTCAGTGTAGGCAGAATCGTAGTTGGTTCTTTTTTGTCTACCATCGTTATCGTGAGCTACTCTTGCAAGCCTGACCAATTCATCCATCTGGTATGTAGTAGGCTTGATAACTGCTATCTGACCCGAAGTGTTCCCTGTATCTGTATAGCCTGGAGCGTAGCCATCTATGACTATATCCCCAGAGTCTTCATGCCCATACATGACAGTCATACTATTAGGATCTATATAGTTTTCCACAGTTTTGTCGCCAGTGACGACTATGAACTTGTTCGGCAAGTTTTCCACAGAGTCGACATCCAGGGTCGCAGCAGAGATAGCACGATCATTTTCGATGTTCATAACTACTGCTTCGCCTGTACCATCGCTCACACTCAGCTCGTCATAACCTCTATCTGACATTGTAACTCCTCATTGATTTAACTTGATTATAGCATAAACGAATATAATAGTTCAATAAAAAAAGAGACCCCGGAGGGTCTCTAATTTAGCTAAGAACTACTGACTAAGGAGTTTCTTCAAGAGAAGCAACGCCGTCAACTTTCTTACTAAGAACGAATGTATCACCTCGATCGCGAAGTTGGATCTCAGTTCCGCCGAAGCCAGGAACTTTCTCGATCACAACCATACCATCCGTAGATGGGTCCATCTTAGGTTTAACATTAATCACAGCGTTCTTATCTGCAACAATCATGTAAACAGTAGCTGTTAGGTAAAGATCAGGTACTTCAACAATTTTAACGCCTTTATGCTTACCTAAGTAACCATTCTTTGCGTCGGCGTAACCTGTGTCAGCGCCTGTAAAGTTAATCTGATCGCTCAACTGGGCACCAAACTCATAACCAACCCATGCAACCATGTTACCGGCAACACCACCACCAGTACGCACTTTGTTGATAGTTTGGGCAAAACGCAATGGGATTGTACTAGCTTCGGTAGCTAGATCAATCTCTATTTTGTTACCTGCAGGACGAGATGCAAGGATTTTAGCAAGGGAGTACGCATCGTGAGCAGGAATGAATACCTGGTCAACTTGCTGCATAGCAACCTTTTTGGTGAACTGACCGACAGGGATGTCTTGCATTTGGGTCTTCTGAATTCTCAAAAGCATTGACTTGTTATATGCAAGTGTCAATACCTGCTCTACAGGGACAACTAAATCAGCAGCACCAAAAGGAGCAGTTGAGTTAGCCTCATCGTATGTAGCAAGAGAGCCATTAGCGATACTCAGTACGCGAATACTTTGAGCATCTTTATGTTTGTAGTTGTTGTCGCTAAGATAAGGGACTACTACTGAACTAATTTTCAGTGGAACATCCATTATGTTAGCAGTTCTTGTGCCGTATGCCACTTTAAACCTCCAAGTTTATCTAAATTTTAAGTAAAATACCCTTTTTGCTTAAAGACATTGTATATTAAAGACAACGACAAGCGCAATAGGATTTGTGGTAAAATAGCTATATCTATGCAAATACCTCTATACTTTAACGCAAGATGGTACCAATCTAAGGCTATAAGAGCACTAGAAAATGGTGCTAATTTCGCTGTCTGGTGTTGGTCAAGGCGAGGGGGCAAAGACTTAACTGCGTTCTGTTATGGGATTAAGAAAGCTGTCGAAGCCCCGATGAATGTCGTGATTATCTGGCCTACCAAAGTCCAGGGGTTCAAGAACTTCTGGACGGCTGTGGATAACGACGGGGTTGCTATCCTCGACCGGATCCCGGAGGGGCTGATAGCCAAGAAGAGCTCAACTAAAGACGACATGAGCATCACCCTGATTAACGGCTCGACCATAACGCTGCTCGGAGCGACCGACCCGGACGCGCTTCGTGGAGCGAACGGAAAACTATATATACTCTCAGAATTTGTCGACCTCCCTCCTGGACTACTTGGTGTCTTGCGCCCTGTTGTTGCAGTTAACGGGGGTCAAATAATCATACAGTCGACACCGAAGATAGATGGTGTTTCTGGGGCTACATTCCAGAGATTATTCAACTCAGCTAAAAAGAAAAAAGGCCAGTATGCGTCCCTTATTACAGCTAAAGAGTATCTCAGTGATGAGCAGTTAGAATCAGTCCGGCAGGAGTATATAGAGGAATATGGCAATGATTTCCTGTTTCGCCAAGAGTTCCTTTGCGACTGGGGTCAAACATCACAAACATCTTATTATGGAGAGGCTCTCAAAAAGATGCGAGAAGAGGGCAGAGAGGTCGGTCATGTTTATAATGACCAAGAAAAGGTCTACACTGCATGGGACCTTGGTAGGACCGCGATAGTGTTTTTCCAGTATTATTTAGTGAATAACAAGCCTCAGCTCCATATAATTGACTATTATGAGACTCATGTTATAGGTAACGAGCCAATAGCCAAATTCGTGCTCTCTAAGCCATACAATTACGGATGGCACTTCTTCCCCCATGATGGTGCTGTAAAAGACCAGAGCGACGGCATAACGAGGTTAGAAAAATTCAGAGACTTTGGTTTGGTCAATTCTAGCCTACTAAGAAGAGAACCAGTCGAAGAGGGCATAAAAAGAGTGGTATCTATGCTTAAACTTACCATTATGGACACTTTGCTTGAGAAGACATTAAAAGCCAAGCTAGTGCTTTATAAGCGCAAGTTCAATGGCACCACAGGCAACTATGAGGGTCCAGATCAGAAGACCCAGGCTCATGGAGCGGATGCATTTAGGTATGTTGGTGTTGCTATTGAACAAGAGTTTAATCAAGAAACCTGCGAGCTTTATCACTCGCAGGTTGGACAGTCAGAACTTTATGAATCAGAAGAGATTCAGACCAATATGTACTCTCCGAGTTACTAGGCCTTAGTCTTCTGGTCTACTTTAGCGTTCTTCTTAGCTTCGGCTTGAGCAACTTTCATTGCCTTATTCCGAGATTCAACAGGGGTTTCAGTCTCTTCAGAGTCTTCACCGCTATCTTCTTCTGCTGGTGCAGAATCTTTTTTAGCATTTTCTGCTGCTTCTTTTTGAGATGCTTCTTGTTCTTTTTTGCGATCCTCGGCTTCTTTAGCCTTTAGTTCTTTAGCTGCTTTTTCAGCTTCTGCAGCCTTTTTCTTCGCTGCATCTGTAGCGGTCTTAGTTGCATCATTTTGAGTTGTGTTTCCGTCTGCCATAATTATGACTCCTTATTTCTTATTAGGTTTACTAGTAGAGCTTTGCTCTGGACTAATATTACCATTCGCAGGGGGTGTTTGGGTAGGAGAAGCTGGAATTTTAGCTTTAGCAGTATCTTCATCTGCTGGGGTGTCAGGACTCTCAACACTCTGGCCACCATTTTCTTTTTCTTTGGCTATTAGTTCATCTCTTTTTTTCTGCTCATCTTTCAGTTTTCGCACATCTGCTTCATAGATTTCCCCAAAATCTTTATCAGATTTTTCAACGCCAGTGTTCTTCTTATCGTTGATATTAGAGATGTGTAGCAGGACATCAGTCTCTGTGACATTCTCTAATAAAACCTTACGAGCGTTTGCAATCGCTTGCATTTGCGTTGGATCTTTCAATATACGCTCAAGTTCGACAATCGTCTCAGGCGCTATTCTCCACCCTAAGTCCTGCCCTTGATGGGCATTTGGGTTGCGATCGCTGGTATTAAAGTGAGCTGCAATCATTGGCTCTGTTTCGCAGTTTCTTCTTTCACCGCTCTTTATGTTAAAAAATGTTAATGACATATAATCTCCTTTATTTAATCTTCGTAATATTCTTTAGCAGCCTGTGCCCACTCTTTTTCTTCTGGGTCCATGTTGTCGCTCTGACTATTGTTAGAGAGTAAATCCTCTCTGTCAGATTGTGTTTTTTTCTTTTTCTTACTGACTTCTGCTTTCTTCTTAGCAACGACCTCTGCTTCTTCTTCGCCCTCCTTACTCTTGGCTATTTCGGCATTTATCTGCTCGACATAAGGGGGTAAAACAGCATCGTAAAAAGACTTCATCGATACTGGCGCGCTGGTAATAATGCCAGTGTTCTTGTCTATAACAAGCGTTTTCCTGTACTCAGCCATGATTTTCTTGCTCAAGTTTGGCATATTGTCCAAAACTTTGCCGTACTCAGCTTTAACAGAATCAGCTTCATCTTTAACTCTTATGTTCTCACCAACGATATTTTCTATCTTAGAAGATACTTCGTCCTGCTGTTTCTCTAAGTGCCTCTGCGCTTGCATCAGCCACTGGGTAGCCTCTACGGCAGTGAAATTGGTCTCTGTAGCTGGGTTCTGCAACGCCATAACATCTGCGATTGAGGTGATTGGGTCTCCGTCGGCATCAAGTAATTCAGTGGGTATTTCAGAAAACATCTGTTCACGAACATCTGCCGCGATTTCTTTTCGGTCGGCTTCAATCTCGAGTTGAGTTGTCCTTTGCAGCCTCTCTGCTTCGCGAGGATCTAAAACTGGTTTTTCTTCTGGTGTATCCTCTTCATCTTCTTCTGCTTCTTCTGCTTTTTCTGGGTCAGAATCTTTTTCATCACCATCATCCCCTGGCTCTTCCTCGGGATTTTCTTTTTTCTCAGATTTCTTTTCTGGGTCGTCATCTTCTTTGTCAGGTTTTTCTTCCTCACCATCTTTCTCAGGCTTCTCCTCATCTTCCTCGTCATCATCGTCCTCGTCATCATCATCTTTTGGCTCTGATATCTCTACATCTTTGTCGGCAAGGAATTCAGCAGTCGCTTCTTCCCACTCATCAGCCTCAGTATTCTCGACTTCATCACCACCTGTAGCGTCGTTGTTTACTTCATCTGGATCCATTGTTACCCTTTCCTTAAGTTTTTAACCGCATCAATCGCTGAGTCAACCTGCTCATCTATGGGAGCTAATATAGCATAAGCTTTCTGCCTAGCCAATATTTCTATCTGTACATTCCCAACATCTTTGGCATCAACGCTATTAAAATCCATCCTTAATCTATCCATTCCACCTTTCAAATGCTTAGAGACGGCCGTTAAGGTCGTATAATCAGCCTCGTCATTATCAGTGGCGAGGTCTGGAGCTGGCGCTGCTGCTGGTGAAAAAAATGGTATTTCTTCGTCTTGATTCATTTGTTAACCCTTTGCTTGGTATTAAGTCCATGATAACTCACTGGATGCCCCATGTCAAACACCATCTGACCATACTAGATAGTTACCCACAGGCATAAGCGCTTTATCCACAGGCATTACTGAGGTACACCAGGCATTTCAGGGAACTGTGGAAGAAGTGGTGCTGCTGGCTGTGGTTGCAATCTTGAGCTACTAGGGACTGTCTTTTCAAGGATTCTATCCTCTAATTCGCTAATCTTCTTTTGCTTCTCGAAGTCATTAGGGTCAGCGTTCTGAGTCATTGTTACTAGCATGTCCTGCAAGCCCTCTAGGGTCTTCTCTTCAAGCTCATCCTTGCCGATACTAAGCTCGATCTCAACACTCCAAGATTCAATAGAATTATAGTAGTCATTCCAGTCTATAGTGATTTTGTTATCATCACCGACTGCCGGGACATACTCAGGTGTTTCTTCACTTGGGACGAACTTAGACTCAGAGATGCGATTTATAGCAGTTTTAGCCTCATCGTCCAAGATTATCTCTGCTTCATTAGGTATCTTTTCATTGCTTTCTGGGTCTATATTCACATCTAAAACCTGCTCTGCAACCAGAGTATCAAGAGCAACAAGTGCATATTGTCTTAAAAAGCTTTCTATAAGGTTGGTTATCTGGTTAGTCACACTGTCCTGAACTGAGTTCTGCTGCTTAACTCCTGGACCTGTCTTAGAAAAGTTACCACCATTATTCACTGCGCTAAATGGTTGCCCCATTATATTCTGTATCTGCCCAGATAAGAACTCCATCATAGGCTTAAATTGGCTTAAAGCTCCATTATCCATAGCGACCAACTCAGCCTTAGCGTTTTGGTCTAGCGCCTCCCAAACAGTACCCTGTTTCAACTGGATAGGTTTCGTAAATCTACCTCGCTTTAAGACAGGGGGCTTGCTGTTTAGTAAAAGCATGGAAGCTATGTTTTGGTAATAAATGTTAGCTAGGTTCTGGTTCGGGGATGCCAGACGGACGCGGGACACACCGAAAGGCGTTAGCGGAGCCGGGTCTATCACGAGGAAGTTAATCCGAGGATAACCGAACTTAGACTTATTAGGTATAGCCCTCAGTCCCTCTTCTTCCAGTTGAGGGCAGAAAGTACAGAATTTACCGCCTTTGCCGACTTCGTATTTAGTGACTAATTGATAAGTATTAGCAGAATACTCCTCTGCAGCCTTGGCTCTGGCATCTGATTGGTAGATGGAATATTTCATCATAGTTTCAGGTTCTATCTCTAGCAACCTTGTTAAGGCAGGGACATTCCAGCTAGTGTTAGGGTTAGACTTAGCAGCCTTGAGTATTTTACGAACTCTCGATTTTGTTAGGTTAGCAACAACATAGAAGTACCCTGCTTCACTGGCATCTTGGATGCCTGGCTCTGGGTCTACATCTGAGTAATGCATAAGTCTCATGCTTGTACCAAATTCATCCATCATAGTCCCAGTTTTAGTCATAAGAGGAGCATAGCCATGAGTTACAGCCTGTTCTGTGCCCATTTGCATAGTTGCCAAAAGGCTCTTGCCAAAAGTGTCTTCATTGAAAACATATTTACGCAAGAAGAATGAGCCTAATTGAGCTTTTATGCTGTTTTTAGTGCCGTTGATAACAGATGAATATATGGGCAGTTGTTGTAGTGAATTTCTCGATATCTGCCTAACTAGACCAGCAATAGTAGTGTCTCCAACATAAGCGGCATTTTTCTGCTTATTAAGAGGTACACCATCAACGATGTTATCTAATTGGGGGAAGTCTTCTGTATGTTTTTCCCTGTTAGAGCGAGAAGTATCCCACTCACCGATGAGCTCGTTCATGTCAAGGTCTTTAACTGCTTGAGGTGTCTTGTATTCTTCTATCATAATTTCTCCTTATATCTTACCTTAAGTCCGGCTTAACTCCAAGATTCTCTCCCTCGTAAGAGATTGTGCGGAGTAGATATGAATTGTATCCCACCGGAGTCCTGTAGTACCATTGAACCTCTGAGGCTAAGTCATTAATAGGGACTTTTATTCTTTTATCGACTTTATTCAACGAAGATGACGACTCTGTGAACTGGGTCGATTGTTGCAAATTAGGCGATGGCTGACTATTGTACACATACATTGGGTCAGAAAAACCGCCAGATGAAGACCTTACATAAGTAGGACCCTCAAAGGTCTTCTCTTTAACCCTGATTCGCTCATTCTGGTCTTTATAACGGATTCCAACAGTTATCTCCCCAACTATGTCCAGGATGTAGAAAACTGCTTGAACCATAGCTTGATATGCGTTGTGGGCATCGTTAACCCCTACCATAGCTCCAGTTGCAGAAGTCGCAAAAGGCTTTGCCCCCTCGCTAGTATAGTCAACTGTACCGAATGTATCGTAGAGTTTAAGTATTTTATTGCCTTGGCAGATATACACAAAAGCGGCCGAGCTTGGGGGTGATACGACACCTATCCACTGAGATTCAATTTCGAGAGTGTAGAACGAGCCACCATTGTCCAAGTCTCTAATCAATATTTCTGTTGGGGTGGTGTGCCCATAAGCAGGGACAATGAAGTGAAACTTATTATTCCAACCAGCGCCAACTATCTCTGGTAATGCAGATACATTCACTCTCCGGAAATACTCTTCAATATCTTGGTCTACATTGTCTATCTGGAGAACATTCTGTAGCTGGGCTTTAGTATCCATAGAAACAAGCCCATCAGCAGATGCGAACATTAGTTGCCCCTTGTAATTCACAACTCCATAAGGTGATGAAACACCTGCAGCCCCGTAGTTCTGCTCTGTAAAGCCCCATACAACAAAGGATTGGTTGCCGTAATTAATGGTCTGTTGCTCTAAAATACCCTGCTTTGAGATACCTTGAGTGTTGCTAAATAACACAGTTAAGGATGGGATACCCTGGTTATTCCTAAACCCTACAACATTTGAGGGGAAGTAATTAGTCCCCTTTGACGGCTCCGCCCGAAAACCGCCATTAGCAGAAGAGAAGTCGAGCGCTTTGTCCCCGTCACCACCGATGTAGATTTCGCCTGTGTCGTTGCCGTCTTCGTCCTTGATTCCGAACAATATAGGCCGTCCGTCAGTTTCTATGCCCAAGTCGGCTCTGGGGCCGTCTGTGCTGTTTACTGTAGGGGGGTTGCCCCTGCCCACATCTATTGCAAGGGTGTTGTTGTCGACAAATTTGCTCGTGTTCAGGTCGAGTCCGGGGGCGAGCATAAGCATGTCAGACGACTGGATAGAGCCACCATTAGCGGCTAAAGCTATATAAAAGTTCCAGTATGTTGCGCCAGCAGGGGCAGTCCCCGGTCGAGTGAATGTCAAATATTCAGAGCCATCTTCGTCCCATTGGTCTCTAGGCTTATTTATTGTGTACTCTAAGATATCAGAGATTTCGGTTTCTCCTGTTGCAGAGCTATAGGTATAACCTGCGTATATCTTAAAACTGCCGGAGTTTGTGATACCTGTTGGTGATGCAGAAAGTGCTGTAGTAGGGTTGGCTACTAAATCATACTTAACAACATCAAAAGTAGGGCTAGTCAGATCGACATAGGCAAGCTTATCCCCATTGCTACCATTTAATATAAGGAGAGCGTCTAAAGCCCTTAAGAATGTTGGTTTACCTCCATTGTTGGTGGTTACAGAGTTATCCCCACCACACTCTGTCCAGCCTGGATCATTGTCTTGGCAGAATCTAATCTTTCCATCATCAGCCACAAAATTATACACACCCCCTTGAGCCACAACTGCAGAGACTTCATAGACAGTATCTATTGCATCTGGCAACCATTGTTGTAGAGATTTTCTGTTACGAAGACGACCTTTTTGAGATAATTCAACATTTTTACTCTCTATAAATTGATTGCCCGCAGCCAGCTGCTCCCCATTAAGGAACAGACCACCAGACCAACCATCAAGATCAAGGCTACCGATCTTCTTTGTTGGCACTTTTACTGGTTTGGTGATCGCCATTAGTAGACTCCCGTTATATCACTATAATCCTCTACAACTACCTGATTAGCAGCCGCACTCTGCATATTCGCAGCTTTGACCCCCTCTAACAAGTTGTCGTACTTTTGAGCGTAGGATGGAGATAATCCACCCTGAACGATATCCGGTAAACTGGCATTTTTCGCTGTACCAAGCACGAGTAACTGTCTAGGGATAGGTAATTTGAATAAATCTACATTTTCAGAACCACTGGTACTGACTAGTTGAGGGAATTTATTCACTACATCTGCAAAGATAGTACCCCCTATTTCAGTGTCATTCAGGGGTCGTGAGAATACTATTTGCTCTCCAACATAGCTAACTCTGTTATCTCTATTAATGTAGTCATTTCTTGAGGTCAGTTGGTCTGGCTCAACAACATCCCAAGTACTGATAACTGTGCCATCTTGGGTTATATAAAGGGGTCTATCCTCTTCGGACACTAACCTCAAGGCATCTCTAGGTAAATCGAAAGTGTCGGTCGCTTCGTCAATTTCACCTATTTCAGTGTCGTTTTTCCTCAAAAACAACCAATTAACAGGAGTATCGTCAGGGTTCTTTTCAAAAGCTAATTCATCGAGAAATAGATTCAACCATATAGTAGTCTTAGCGACTGCCTCTTGGCCGTCAGCTTCACCTATATCTACTATCAAACGATTATAGATAGTTAAATTTACTTCCTGAGTAAAAGCTTGTATTTGTTCTAAATTTGTCACCCTCTACCTCCTTTGTTAACCCCAATCTTTTTTAATTTTCGACTATAGCTCGCGACTTTCTGTAGTTGTGGGATGCTAGATTGTGCCTGGGAATATGTAGCACCTTTAGCTTGCAGTGGAGTAAAACTATAACCTTTAGCGTTATTTGTGGCAATATTCGTAGAGAACTTCGCAGCCTTGCCACTACCACCACTACCACCACCACTACTACTCCTACCCTTTGAGCCTGAACTGCCTCCTAAGTAATAATACTTCTTCTTCTCTACAAGTCCAGCATCAAACAGCGCTTCATCAAGTTTAGCTAATTTCTCAGCATAAGCAACTTCATCAGCATCTCCAGATGCCATCAACTCTCGCCACTTAGTAACTCCAATACCCCCGTCAGACGAAGACCTTTTCTCATAAGCAGTCACCATTTCTGGTTCTACTTCACCATCTCTATATATCTTATAACGACCAATTTCGTCCTCATCTGCCTTTATATCGCTGTCTTTAGCATCAGGGTCTAACTTAGCCCTCGCAAGTCTATACTCATAACCAGCTATAGCGGCATCATATTCGCCTCTTTCGGCTCGAGCATCAACAGCCTTGTCAGAACTAGGAATATAGCCATATTCTTCACCAAATTGGTAATCTTCAAGCTTTTCTTGCGCCCGGCGCTTTTCTCCGTTTGTAGAATCTGGGTCAGCCGCAACCTCATTGACCTTGTATTGAGCTCCAAGTACAGCGCTTTTGTAGTCACCCTCCTCTGCCAAGTCTGCTAGTCGTTCTGCGGTTGTTGGGATTTTTAGCTTGTCTAGCTGTCGTTTCTGGTCTCCGAGACTCAGGTCTTTGCTCTCCTGTATCCGAGTTTCTTCGTTGGCTTCAACGGCACTAGTGCCGTTAGTCACCCTGTCCAGAGGGCTCTTGGCGTTCTTGCCCTCTGCTCTAGGCAGTGTTTGTGATAAGCCAGGGATTTTATTCTTAAATTTATTCAGCTCTGTGCTCAGATAGTCTTTAGTGCCATCAGGGTTTTCGACCCTAGTATCAGACCTCTCCCCTGTAGGGTTCAAGCCTGTCTGGTCTATTACTGAGTTCACATCAGTTAGAGCAGAGGGGATAGGTCTCCTGAGTATGTCCCCTGTAGCTTTAACGGCTCTATCGCTAAAGTCTCCATAACCTGAAACCATCTCCTGTAGTGGGTTGTCACCAACCAAGTTAGATGCCCCTGTAGAAGATATAAACTGCTCTGCGAACTCGTTGAACACTGCTGGGTCGCCATCACTGTCCATGTACTTACTTATTGTATGACCACCTATAACATTTACCATTGAGGGTCCTAGAGATGAAACAGGGATAGATTTGCCCGCAACCTGGACGAATGGACCGTTGAAATCTTCGCCATTATCGTCAGTGTCGGATATCATTCCAGACTGAGACAGGACTAAGCCCAATAGAGCCAATTCAGAAGCGTTGCCCGCAAATCGACCAATATCGTCAATAGCCCCCTGAGTGTTGCCATTACGCATATTCTTAATAGTGCTATAGACATTGTATGCCATATTCTTGTCTGTTACGAGCCTTGTGAGGTTACCTGCTTGCCAGCTTTTGAAAGGTAGAGTCGCGGCATTAATAAGAGGTCCAGCATTAGGCAAGGCTCTTTCTATTTGCCCCTGCATACCGGTTATGACTGAATTTAGCTTAGTCTGGTGCAGGTTGTTGGTCTTCATGTGGAAATCTTGCGCCTCTAGTCGCTGTTTGGTGCTCAGAGTAACCTCTCCGATATCTGTGTAAAGGTCTAAATCTTTGCCCTTTAGCTTCAATTTTTGACCATCCTGTCGAGCTAACTCACGAGCCCTCATCACTTCTGAACCCTGCGTCATCTTGGTAGCAGCCTCAGTCATATCACCAACAAAACGACCTGCTCTGGTTCTTCTTGTACTCTGTGAATCTGCACGAGTAGCTCTTTGGAGTTCTCCCATGAAATCAGGCACTCGTCTTCTATCTGTTTTTAAGGTTTTCGCACTCTCAACTGCGCCCTCAAGGTTGCCTTTTACTAAGGATTTAACATCTGAGGGGGCGAACTCGCGGTATTGACCAGAGTTGCCGGTAGCCTTGTTCAAGACTTTACCTATCAAGCCAGAAACTGCGCTGTCACGAACATCTGCCATTTGAGTTACACCAGTCACTAGAGGGTCAGAAAGTCTCCTCAAAGGAGAAGAAAGCATAGAAGTCTTGACTCCTTGCGCTACTCTTTTACCTACACTGCTTTTAGGCATTAGCGACTGAGAATAGTCCCAAACATCACCTTGTAGATATTCATAGTTGCTTTGAGCTTCTCGGTATTTCTTTATAAGTGCAGAACCTACTTCTGGGTCTACTTCTATTCCTGTCTCAATATCGTTTTTCAAAGCGTCTAAACTATCTTTCAAGCTGTTCACAGAGACTTCTTCGCCAGTGGCGCTATCTATCATTTCTATAAGCGAAGCTCTTTCAGCGTCTGGCAAATCAGCACCCAACTTCTTCTCGATTCGGTCTATCATGTAGTTTTTCTTCATTGGAGCTGGCATATTCTTAAATAATTCCTTAACCATTCTCAAGTCGCGACCAGCGTTGCTAGAGAACATTTGGATACTCTCCATAGCGTTGGTTAGCGCTCTAACGCCCTCAGGAGTGTTTGAACGGCCTAATCGATCAACTGCCGCTACTGTCTCGAAATACTCGCTAGGGTTGTTAATAACTATCTCACTGGCGAATTTTTCACTTAAAGCAGCATCATCCATTTGTCTCACACGAATTTTAGCCTCTGCCTGAACCTCTTCTATATTGAGTGCACTACCTTTAGGCAATAAAGTCTCTTCAACTTCTGCTCTAGCTCCATCATCTACTATCCTCTCTATAACTTGCTGACGAGTCCTTGGAGCAGGAGTTTTAAACTCTTCGGCTAATAAAGCCTCTTTAGCGGCAGTCATCTCAGCTTCGCGAGAAGCAGAAACACTACCCTCAGCCTGAGGGATTATTCCATTGTCAAGGGCTTCTTGCGCTGCTTGGGCATCAGACACCAATAATGGGTTGCCATTAGAGTCAACGCCCCCGACTGGAGCTACTTCTGGTGTTGGGGCTGAGTCGGCCGAGCTGACCACACCTTGCTCTCTAAGAGAGTCGACAGTAGCCTGGGCTCTGTTGAGCTGTTCTGCTGAGTCGGCGGAGGCCACGATATCCATAGCCCGGTCTAATTCTTCGGTTCTAGGGTCCATCTTCCTTAGTTGAGACCCATCCACTGGGTTCTTAAAGTCAGCCATAGGGACTTCACTGCTGATAGAGTCGGCCGCTTTAGCAAGTGCAAAATTACTGGTTGGGTCAGGGATTTTGGCTGCATTAGTCGATTTCACCCCTGCTTCGATCTCGATAGATGGTTTCGATTCTGCCCCTGTTTTCTTTATTATACCCGGCAACTCTGGTGCTTCGATAGTCTTAGCGGCAGTAGTGCTCGCATCTGTAGCGCTATCAATAGCAGAGGTAACTCCCATTTTTTTAGGATTCATAGTAGGGACTAGTTGGTTCAAACCAGCACCAGTAACACCAGCCTTAAGAGCGTCGGCAATACTCAAATTTTCTGTCCCCCCGAGATAAGCTTGAGCTCCGGTTCCGAGCGCAGTACCGGCAACGAAAGGCACAGCAGATTCTTTTATAGCTGTTTTCCCTCCAGCCTTGATTGCTTGTTTAGTCGCATAAGCCTTTGTACCTTGGGTTATACTCTGTTTAAAAGCGGCTTTACCTGAACCAACCACTGCAGACTTGGCAAGAGCGCCAGAACCGACTAAATCTAGGGGTGATGCGATTAATCCTAGTTTCTGGAGATTTCTCAGCTTATTCTGCATTTCTGGGTCGAGCGCGTCGAACTCTTCCTGTGTCATACCAAAATCAACTTTAGTCCTCATAGCCCCTAATTCATCTGCATATTCTTCATTACCCAAGCTCGAGGCTAGTTTTTCAGACCCTGCCAAGCCCAAGTTGAAAGCCGTACCAAAGCCAGGCACATACGAGCCTTTCTCTGCAACTTTATATAATCTATCACTAACAACATTAAGGTGGTCTATACCCTTTTTCAATCTAGCAGATTCAGCAGCCCCATCGTCGGTCGTTTTCTTCATATACTCTGATAAAACGGAGTCTCCTGTGCCGTACTTTTTCATATAATCTTGAGCAGCCATAGTTCTAGCGCGACTTTCAGCACGATTATTCACAGCGCCCCTGTTCACCAAATTACGACTAAGCCAACTCTCTCCATCGTTGGTTTGTTTCTTGGCTTTCTCTAAGTTAGCCTCGTAAAGCTTCTCTAAAATCCGAGTTTTTTCTTGCTCTGGACTCACAGGAGCTTGCTCTTGTTGATAGAATAAAGGGTTGTTAAAAGCAGCAAGAGGCTTTTTCTCTAGTGGTTTCTGTTGTTCCTGAGCTTGAGCATCTAAAACAGATGGAGCAAGAGGTCCCTGATTTGACGGCTGACTGTAGTTATTAGTGTTGGTACGAGAATAAGGGCTAGAAGAACTTGAGAAAATACTATTTACCGCAGCGCTGCGTTTTGCTTCTAATTTTTCAGCATCCTCACGATCCCATTGAGCCTGTTGGCGCTGGTTTTCTTCTTTGTCCCAAAAATCTGCCTTTTGGAACGCTCTGGATATGCTGCTAAAAAGGCCCATTTAGAACTCCCTTATTAAACTACTGCTAATCTTCTGCGGCTCTCTTCATCCTCTTGAGCGTTTTGAGGAGTAAATATTCCATTACTGGATACTCCACCTCCAAGATTACCACCTCTTATTTCTACTGTCTTATCACCAGCTCCTGCTAAGTAGCTCTCTAGGTCTGCTGGATTATATTCAGCACCCTTGGCTGACAGTGGAGCAGCCTGGACACGACTTTTCTTAGCGATAGTGTCATTAAGGTCGCCAGCTTGGTCAAGATACTTCTTAGAGTTAGATGTTTGCTCTGCATCATTGTATATTTCAGCCAACTTCTGCAAGAAAGTTTGCCTCTTCCCAGCGATAGACCCCTCTAGGGCAGTCCTCTGGTTAGTACGAGAAGTAGAAGCTTCGTTCCTACGATCTTCGTCCTCTTCTTCAAACTTATCATAAGCTTTGTCAAGACCCTGGGCGTTTATAGCCGAAGTCTCAACTGCACCACCAATATCTGCATTAACCTCAGAGGTCACTGCTCGGTTGGCAAGGTTGCGACCATCACCATTCAAAGCACCGATAGAACCAAGGACACCACGAAGACCTCTCAAGCCCTGCGCAGCAGATACTAGAGAGTTCTGCTTATTCCGTTGTAGGTTGTTTGTATTTAAGTCAGAAGATTCATCATATTCGCCTTTAGTACGAGTAGCCTCTCGGTCATATTTCTTAATGAGGGAGTCATAACTATCATCAATGTTGTCATAACCAATAGACTTTTCAGTGTCTAAACTTTTTATAGCTTTGTTTGTGTTGTTGATAGCAGCAGAATTTAGGACTGGGGCAGGAGCAGCCACAGCCGCTTTAGGGGCAGAATAGCTAGAAGAACCACCAGAATAACTAGGGGTAGGGGATGTAGCACCAAGTACATTTTCTTGAGCAGCTTTATTATTGATGGCGTTTGTAGTCCGGTCAGCGATAGCATAGGCTTCCGCAGAATAAGGCCCAACCATAGAGGTTGTGTTATTCCCACTGGCAAGTCTGGCATCTACTATTGACTGAGCAGTTATAAATTCTTTTGTATCATTGTTTACTGGTATTGGCGCATTGACCCATCTTCCGTTTACTAGTGGCATAAAATAATCTCCTAAATTTCAAAATTCTAATAACTTCATAATAGCATAAACACTACACTCGCAACAATGGTAAAAAGTCAATCAAAAAATAAATCTAGCTTTGAGATACAATCGTCATAATTTTCAGGATACACCACCATGCCAGTAGACCAATCTTCAAACTTGACAATAGTCTCTTTTTGTAGCGGTTGGAACTTAGAATTCTTAGCTCCTTTTATTTCAAAGCCTCCCCACCAGCCCTCGTGAAAAGCTATTACATCAGGGCAACCAACAGGGACTCCCGGACCTGGTCTAGTTTTAATAACATAGCAACCCTTTGATTTTAGGTATTTAACGAGATTAGCCTGAGTCTTTTTTTCTGAGCTCATCATTTACTCTTAAATTTAGATTCCCAAGCATCCGATATCTGTGGAGCTTGCAAGTAATACACCCCATCTTTATTTTTCACAGCCCCAAATGGTGCTTCTAGGACATAGCTGACTAAGTACATATCCTCACCCAAAACTCTTATGGTCTCAACTAGCTTGCCATCAATCTGGTCAAATACCTCAGTTATAGCTTCAAACTTTCCACTCTCAGCAAGCAACAAGAGGTTTGCAGATATGACAGACTTCACTAGAGGTATGGTGGTTTCATCGCCTAGAGGTTCACCTTTCTTCATCGCAGTCTCTATCTGATCTTTTCTAGCGTGAATCATCAGAGGTACTTTACGAGGGGTATCAGCCATATTTGTTAATGTCTCCCTGAGAGTCATTGTGGCTATGTTTTTATCATCTGAGTCTTCTTCGGGGGCTTCTTTTATGGTGTCAAAGGTTTCGGGCGCTGCCAGAGCCGCAGCCGGGCTTCCGGGTTCAGCCGGGCCGAGCGCGACTTTTTTGGCTTCGGGGAACAGCATGAAGACCTGCGGGTATTCGACTCTAACTGGGGTCTCTATCTTCCCGTCGACTCGGTCGATTGCCAGCTTTATTGGTCCGAGCTTGCCATCTGCACATTGCCTAACCAGGGACAAAACTGCACCCTGATAACCCTTGTAGTCAGTATCAAGTTCTGCTTTGCAGAATTCGTCCCATGTCCAGTGGATGACTTCTTCTAAAAACTGCCCTAACTGCCCTCTCTCTGTTTTGCTCATGGTTTCATGTTACACGAAAAACGATGTTTGTCGATTTTTGATTTTTTAATTATTTGTTTGCAATGAGGGCACCGCCAGTAGTTGTGACCATAGCCTCGTCTTTCAGATTTATTCTTATGGCTTATGTGCCAATGAGTCCCGCAAGGGTAGTGAATCATTTCAGCATTTAAACTCCATTCTGTTTTTGACGCTGCTCTTTGCGCCTGAAATTCAGTGTCGTAAAATTTCTTTGTGTCGCACACCCTCATTGTGCCCTTTCTATTTCATTAAATCGTCAAGGTCCTCTACTTTAGCTTCGATGGTCTCAGCTTGAATATTCGATGATACTACTACTCGCTTGGTGTCGATTCTTTTCCACAGGGATATATCGACCACTGTCTGCCCTCCAGATTTGACCACAGACTTTTCTCTTAATTCATGACCAGACCGGTCCTCTGGTTTAGCCATTTTATTGTCAACCCAGAGGTCATGTTTAGCAGCACGAATAGCGTTGTCTCTAGTGATCCGGTATTTAGCGAGCATTGAGCCCATCAGTGTTGTTTTGTCTCTAGGCATCTCTGCTCCAATCTTTAAGTAGGCTGTCTTGCTCTACTAGTGTTAGGTTATCAATCCTCGCGTCACTGTTAGCTTCTTGGTAGAGGCCTAAACGGGTTTCAACCTGGGCTAAGTTTTTGTATGAGGCATCTCCCAGTAGATACATCTTGAGATCTTTGCCGGTCTCATCTCTAGCTGAACGACGGGTAAAGCCTTTTTCATCCATAGCTCTTCTGAGTACATTTATCGAGGATGCCTTGTAGCCATGTTCTGAACACCAGAACTCATAGTCATTTTTCAGGCTGTTGTAGTTCTTGAATCCATAAATGTCATTCGCTACTAGGTCGTCTGCGTAAGTCTGTGCAGTGTTGGCATCAGTGTCGTATTTCTCTTTCATCTGAGTAGTGGTGTCGCTGAACCTAAATTCATAGTCCTGCTCTTTAAGCTTTAGCGCATACTTAATCATTTCACCGACAAAAGCGTCGATGAATTTCGGAGTGAATGTGCGATCTTCGTATGTTTCGTCCGGCTTAAATCTATTATTAAACGGTATGACCAGTGTTCGTCTACGAGCACCGTAACTCTTATCTCCGAACGCGGGGATATTATTAGCAGAGAAGATGTGATGTACATTTCCCTCGATCTCGACCATGTCCTGTGAGTGGAATTTATGAACTGAAAAATTTTCATGCGTTCCGATCGACTTGTAGGTCCTAGTATCTTCAATAAATCCCTCTGAAGATTCTTTGCAAACATTCCCGAGCTTTCCATTGAGTTGTGGTGTGTCTCGCTCGTCTTCGAGTTGCTTAACCGTAATCTCCGTAAGGTACGGCCCGAATATCTTGTAAAGTAAGTGTACCAGTGTTGACTTTCCATTTGCTCCTCCTCCTAAATACCAGATCACTCCGGTTGGTTTTTTATACATTATTAATGGCGCTACGGATTGCATAATATCTCCATAGACCCCTTTATCCCCTTTGGCTAACTCCATCACAAATTTCAGTCTGCCATTACTGTCCACGAAATCCTCTCCTGAATAGTCAGTACCTCCATCGTGGGCTACTCGGTAAACACAATCGTCAGGAGTGAGCTTATCAGTCCACTTCATAGTTCTCATATCCCAGACCTTGCCACCAAATGCGATATAGCAATCTTTATTGCTCATGTCTTCTGCAGTGGTCCTAAAGAGGTGCTCGAGATCACTGATACGAGATTTACCAGTACCGAAACCAAAAGCACGATAACAAGCCTCCGCAAACCGGTCGCTAGTCATATCCACCCACATGCCGTCTTCTTCAATTATGGTTGCCCCTTTAAAACGGGCGATGCGCACATTCTTCGATAATCTTTCAGAGAGGATAAGCTTTACCGGCTTGCGCTCTCCGTTGTCTACTTCCTTAGTCATCCATGCCCGCAATCATTTCACTTAACAGTGGTAGCTTATACCCTATGACTATCTCGTTGGCGTGGGTAATGACTGGGACTGTAGTTGTGTGAAATTCTTGCATCAACCATCCGCGAGTGAGTGTGGGGTCTTCATCAACATTCACTTCTTTGAATTCCACGCCTTTGAATTTTAAATATTTCTTGACCATCTCGCAAGATGGGCACCCGTTGCCGCTATATAGAATCATTTTGCCTCCTCATAGCAACCCCGTTCAATCATCGCCGTAAACACAGCCTCGATAACATTTGTAGTCACCCCATTGCCACACATCTTGTAACGCTGGGTATTTGAGATGTCGTAGTCGTCTACTCCATAAGTGTCACCTCCATACTTAGTCCAATCGTCCGGAAATCCCTGTAATCTTTCACATTCTCTAGGGGTTAGCTTGCGTATTTTTGAATTATCTAAAGTCCCTTGCGTTGAGGCAGTATCGAGCGTATTAGCGATACCCTTACCAACTCTGCCACGCCTAGTCTTAGAGTTAGGGTGGGTGTAGTTGATCGAGTCGCCATCCTGAGCCTCTGAATAGCCTTTCTTGGTAGCTTCTTTTATAGCTACATAGTTATCTTTCTGAACTGATGTAATGGTATTTGTATTGCCATCTTTTCTCGCCTCAATAGTTTGCACAGGGGGATTACCTCTACCTCTTTGAGCGACTATAACCCCATTCCTGCCATCGCCGTCTGGAGACCCTCTATAGCTAGAAGTCAAAGTCCCGGCTATGGATTGCTCCTGATATTCTGTTCTGTGTTTTCTGGCTACTACAATCTTCGGCTCAAGCCCCCCACCCTGCATAGTGCTTAAGGTTGGGCTTGCCCCATCTGTTCCGTAGATCCTGCCTGTGTTTGGGTTTGGTCTGGCTCTGTGTTCGTGGATGTTGCCAATTTGCTTAATATCTTGCCCTGTTGTTCCGAGGATAGGAAATACTTGTCGTCCACATCTGTCTCTAAGATGTCCGATAATGATAATCCGCTCTCTGTTTTGGGGAACTCCGAAGTCTTTGCTGTTAAGTACCTGCCATTCCACTCTGTAGCCCAAGTCGGAGAGAACCCCAATGATTGTCTGGAAAGTTCGTCCTTTGTCATGACTAAGTAGACCTTTAACATTTTCGAGTACCAGATGTTTGGGTTTCTTTTCTTTGAGAATCCTTGCGATGTCAAAAAAGAGAGTCCCTCTGGTGTCGTCAAATCCAGCTCGTTTGCCAGCA